TAGCATTAGTGATCGTTGCAGCAGTAGTCAAGTTTTGAGCAGCAGTAATTCGAGCAACATCAATAAGATAATTCATATTGACATTCCAGTGAATGGTTTCTGTTGCACCACCACCAAGAGAAAAAGAATATTTACCAATAGTCCTATACGCCTTCTTAAAATGATTGCAAGTCTCTGGGGTAACAAGAGGACTATTAATCAAAGGCGTACCAACTTGAGCAGCAACTGTATTCGTTAAAGGAGCACCAGCAGTTCCTTGACCATGGGCATCCTGAGCTAACCCCAACTGCCAAACTTGAGTAGGCAACAAATTAGTATGAGATGAAGGAGTAACCATGTAAAGATCAACAATAGCGCCACACGATGACAGATTAGTAATATCAATAACAAACATAAGATTACTAATAAACAACTGATCATCACGAGGATTAAACTGCGTCGTAAAAAATTGACTTCCGGCCATAGTACGATTGGGATTAATATCAATTAAACCCAAACCACCTTGTTGAACGCCAGGAGCAACAGCACCAGTTTCAGACTCACCAACAAGCATTTGCGAGACGGTAGCACCAGAGCAAACCACTTCAACATTTTGAGTACCCAAAGATGTCAAGCCAAACCATTGGGTTAGCTCTGAGTACCGCAACACAGCAGAGCCAAGACATTTCTTATTAAAAGGATGGCCTAAAGTAGATCGGATATTCTTCGACGCAACTTCAGAATGACCTTCTTTATCAACCAAAATACTAGATTTTGTACGAGTTCGAGTGTAGGTTCGAGAACTACCAGTATTATAACGAGACCCTAACGCTGACGCAGCAGCAGAAGATAGGGTGCGTCCATATTTTTCATAACCTTTCTTCAATACACGAGCACCACGACGAGCCCAATGTTTAACTGTTACCATATTTATTTTAGGGAAACTTTACCCTGACCTACGACCCCTATTTCCCCTGACCCTACTGACCCTACGACCCCTGACACCTGCAGCACGAGGTACCCAACTATAATTACCAGAATAACGGCCAATACGACCAACCACTTCAGGAGGAAGCCGGGCACTAAGAAATTGCCTGACGCCTCTATTTGTTCGTTGCCTATGGATAGCATTAATTCGATTAAGGGATGCATTAACTCGATTAACCATTTTTTATTAAGGAAAGTGTTCAATAGTAAGACGACGTAATAAAGCAGCAAGGGTCGCAGAATCCAATTCAGGATACCACATTTCAGGATTTACATTTGAAGTAATCCAAATTCGAGAAGCATTAAGGGGTCTGGAAGATCCTTTGATTTCCACACGTACCGGGTAGCGATCAAACCATCGTAAGAGATGGGCAACATCGATACCGCCGCGAAACTCATCGACCACAACATTTTCTTGATCTTGATATCCATCCCAAAATTTGGATCTCGGACATTTAGAATAAGCACCATCTCCTGCTTCAAGCCATGCACGACGTGATTTTCCAGTTCCCGTACTTCCCCAAAAGACGCTAACTTGTTTTTCAATAGCTCGTGGCGTGCTATAGTCGGAGCGAATCGATCTAAGTGCGTTATAACTAACCACTCGGACATTAGCTGGGATGGCCAAAAGATCCCCGGACTTGGCGGCGTGCCATACCAGCTCCCAGTCTTCTTTGGCATTCCTCCGAAACGGTTTAGTCCCAAATTCAAACGGCTCTCCAATGCGTGTTTCTTCTTTTCCCACATATGCATTGGCAGCTTCTGATCTTGAGAGTTCAGCATGGGTGCCTCTTCCAAACATTCCAACAACTCCGGATAGAGACACCTTTTTGGAGAACCCGGCAACGATTTGGTAGTGTTCATAGCCGGTGTTTGCTCCTCTTTCAACTTGTCCTTTGATCCAGGCCAATCCTTCAGGGAGCGCTTTCGATTCCACAATTCCTCCGACGAATTCATTAGGGTAGGGGATAGTGAGCAACCAAAAAACTCCCTGTCTTCTTTTTGTTGCCATGACATATTGATGAAAAACTAACTGTTTTCCCTCTCCTTTTATAGTGTTTCCTGCGCCACATTTTGTCACAAAATTTGAGCGAGCGAGCCTGTTGTGGCTTAGACCTTAGGGAGAACGGTGGCGCGAGAACGGAGAACCGCGATAGTAAGTAATACAGTGAGCGAAGCTCGTTTTTACTATCGCTTTTATTAAGACACAATTTGAACAACAGCTGGCAAATCCTCAGAGTCGATGATTTTTGCAGTTCCAGTATTGATAGGAGCAAACTGACCAACACTTTGCACCGCCAACCGAGCACTATTACCAGCAACCATTTTCAATGTATACTTCTTCTGAAACATCATTGCAAGCTTAACAGGAGCATATGCTGCAAATGGCACAGGAGAAGCAGTTGTACCAGGGTTCAAAGCAGCAGTTCCACGATACACAGCCATCAAATGAACTGTCCCAGCACGCATATTTCCATTTGTGATATTAGCATTAGTGATCGTTGCAGCAGTAGTCAAGTTTTGAGCAGCAGTAATTCGAGCAACATCAATAAGATAATTCATATTGACATTCCAGTGAATGGTTTCTGTTGCACCACCACCAAGAGAAAAAGA